ACTAACTTGTTCATAAGTTTTACCATCAGTAGTATGTGTAGTAATTTTAGGCATTACTGTTTCCCCCGTATAAGGTGATCTAATTTTTGTTGGTTCTAAGAACATAATATATTATTTAGTCTTGTTCTTACCGGAAATCATGTTCTTCTCGTTATATTCATACTGTTTATAGCATATTTTATAAACAGGTTTAGGTAATTTGTTAGCAAATTCTGCTATTTTATGTTCAATAGCAAAGTCAAACTTTTCTATTGGTATAATTCTATTAACATTTTTTGGAATTGACAAGAAATAATAGTTATCTAAATCTTTTTTACAATAAACCAACATTTCACCCACATAAGTCCCAGTTCCAACAGCATAAACTTCCGGTGGTTTAGGTATAACTTTGGATTTTCTCTTCAGTAACTTGTTTATTAATTCAAATTTTACCATTGTTCTTGTGAGTTTCTCCATGGGTAAACCATGTTTCCATACTTAACCCCCGTTATTATCTTGTTCTTTTATAGTAGATTGAATAAACTTACTTAAAAATGAACCTAAAGCGTCAGCCTCCTGTTGATTGTGAGCAAATACTATAGGTTGTATTGGTTGACCTTCAAAAGTGTAACCTAAAATTACAAAACTTTTTAAAAATTCTTGACAAGTTGAAACCATTGCATCTAATTCGTTATTAGTGTAACGTTTACGTATTTGGTTTTCAGGGCTTATAGCCTGAATTAGTATTGCATCCCTAATAATTTTCATTACTGAAGGGTCTGGTTGGTTTAAAACTACAGGTGGAGTTGCTTGCGGCGGTGTTTGTAAAGGTTGGTTCTTCTTTTTAGTTTCTTTTTTATTTTTTGGCGTAACTTTGTTCTTTTTATTATTATCTGCCATGTACTTATTTAAGTGAACCGAAAGGATTTTTCTTTGCATCGTTGTTTACTCCTTTTTGTATTAAACTACTTATAATGGTTTCAACACTATCAGTTTTATAAAAAGTACCTTTACTAAATAAATGACCACCATCATCAATTTCAAATAAAGTTTCATTTATTTCATTTTTATTTGAAAAACATGTTATATAAATTGAAGCAACCCCTGGATCCACTAACACTGTCCATCTTCTAGGATCTGTATCACTATACGCATTAAACATTTTAAATACAACAAAACCACTATCCTTTAAACGTTTAATAAAATAACCTGCTGTCTTTATTTTATTAGAAACTTTTTTTTCTTTTGCACTATAATTGGCTTTGTTTTGCATAATATTAATTATTTTTTAAAAGAAGTAAATCAATTAGAATTTTTTTTGATAATTTTTATTATATCACTTAATTTTTCTTCAACTTCCCAAGTACCGTGGGGTGGACAAAATATAAGTGTAACATCATCTGAGGTGCCATTATCTCGTTTTGCTTTTCCTTCACGCATTGATACAATAAAATCGGTGTTCAATGCTATGGGATCTCCTTTTACTTCAGGATTAGTATTTGTTAGTAGTATGATCATCAATTAATTAAAGCTGATACTATATATGTCAACTTGGTATTGTCTCTGCTAAGCGTAACTTTTATAACACCAAATGAAATATTAATAGCAAACTCAATATCTTGACATTTATTAAAGTTTATTAACCTAAATGTATCAAAGTTTACCGGTACTGTCTTTGTTAATGCAGCACCTTCAAACGTTTCAGCTAATACGCATTGAAAATTATCTGAATTATGTCTACTCTTATCACCTAACTCACCACAAATCTTATTATTTTCAAAATAAATGTATAACTTATTGGTTTCAGTAGTAAAAGATGAACCTTTAAACAGTGAACTTAGTTTTGCTTCAGTTACTTTAAATGAAACGTCAAACTTTAACTCATTTACTTTCTTAACATTAATAGATGGTGTCTTTATTATACCATCTTCAAGTAAATGGTAAGTAAACTTAAAATTCTCACCTGTATACTTGATGTTATTAGTTGTAATATCTAGATCTAACGCATCTACATCTATACATTCAAGTACTCTTGTTAATTTTTTAATATCTGGTATGTTTATACTGCGTTCTGCATCAGAAACACTTTGAGTTTCAGAATATAACACTAAAGTTGCATCACTAGATGCTGTAAGACTGGTAATTTTATCTTTTTCAATCTTAATAATAGTTTTATCATTGAGATTAGATATGGGACCAAGGACATTACTAATAAAATCCTTCTTACTCTTAATTTGTAACTTCATACCTTATTATAACTTTAAGATTGTACTAAACCACTGCCTGATTGTTGGGGTAGGTTCACTTTTTTTTTGGGTAAATCACCGTTTTTTAATAACTTATCAATTTTATCTTCAATTTTATTAAGCCTATCTGTAATAGTGTAAAGATAATTCATTACATCATCATATTTTGCAACTTTATTAAGATCAAACTCTAATTGATTAGGGTCAAAAAGTGGTTGTACTGGTTGTATTTGCTGTACTGGTTGTGCAAAAAACTGAGGCTCTGGTTGAGGGACAGGTATTGATGGTACTGCATTTATTGCAGGATTAATACGTTGTAAAATAGGTACGTCCGGAGGTGGTAATGCATTTTTAATAACATTAGTTAACTCCTGTTTAACCTTTTCACTACGTTTACCGAGAGTACTGGACGACCCCACTATAGAGTCGTCCAGTTTTTTCATCTCCCCGTAGGTGGAGCCCAATAAACCGATTAATAGTTCTTTGTGATCTGGTTCCATTACGCGTTAATATCTAAGCCATCTAACAAATTCTTAATATCATCGTCGTTTGACTTACTTGTAGTAGGAGCTGAGTTAGTTGCAACAGATTGCACTGCTGGAATGCTATCATCCTTTACTGTCTTGCAATGATAATGCTCATCTAACATAGTCTTTAACTCATCTGTGCTCTTTAAAGTAAAGATCTTATCAAGTTCAAACACATTACCATAAACTTTAGCTGCTTTATCGTCATCTAATTCTGGTAAAGCACTTGGCATACCAAACTTTGATGAAACATAACTTGGATAATCACCTTGTTTTTCTACTTTAATCTTTAAGTTACAACCGTTTGGACTTAAATCAAAGATACGTGCGCCTAATTCATCTGAATCTTCACCTTCAATAGCATCAGTAATGATCTTTTGTAGTTGCTTTCCATAACGTAAGATTTTAACCTTACCATTATTTTCTGGGGTCTTTGGATCATTAACAACATAAACGTTAACTAACCACTTTTCACTACGACCAATTGATTTTGCCTTCTCTTTTTCAGCTTCTGTACCGGTACGTAAGATACGAAAACGTTCTTCAGCAATTGGATCTCTTTCCCCAAACGTTTGTGGACTTAAAGCTGCAACGTATTGGCCACTTGAATAGCTTGTCCAACCATGCGTAAAGAAGTGGAAGAATGTCTTCTTAGGATCTTTTGCAGGTAAAAGCCTTACAGTGTAAACATTGCCTGGCTCTGTCTTAAGGATCTCAGAAAGACCCGTGTTACTACTACTCTCTTGTGCTAAAGCACCTTTGATACTTTGGAATATTGAACTATTAATCATGTTTGTCATAAATTATCTCTCTATTATACAGTTGTTTGTAAAGAAGTCAACTTTTCATATATAGATGTACAAAGTTTTTTTGCTTTGCTGCTACTATAATATTTTGTTCTATAAAAATTAAGGTTTGTAAATGTGTCTCCAAAAGTAAACTCTTTTATTTCACTATCGTAAGACTTTATAACTTTATCAAAATTAGGAAAAATAAACAAAGCATAAACAATAACGTTTCTTGACTTAACATGCATCAAAAAGTTATGCCACTGACTATTTGGTTCCTTATAACTGATATAATCAGACATTTTAATGTTTTTACTTTTACAAAAATTATAGATATACAAAAAGCTATCTTTTATTTTTAAAATTGTTTGTGTGTGGTCTGGATTGTCTGGTAAAAATTTAGTTTCGTATATTGTATACGCTTTAATTGCTTTTTGAGATGTAAAATACTTTAAGTCAAAAAACTTTTCGTTATGTACAAAGTACGGAGCCTCAAAAAAGTCTTTTATATTAATGTTATCAAACTTATTAAAAAAATAAGCTAACTTAGCAACTGTTGCATACTCTTCTTTCTCTTCAAAACCTGAAAAGTCCTTTCTATAACGGAAAGGTTGGCCATTTAACTTACGAGATGTTTCAAGGTAACAGTTGTAAATATATTGCTCTTGTTGAGTCACACCGTATTATATCAGAGTTCCTAAAATATTTTCCCTTTATTAATAATCTTAGTAATATATTTGCTTTTAGTTATTGAAGGTTCAAAAATTATAAACTTTCTAAGTGCTTCAAAATCACTTGGTTCTGAAATAGTAATTTTATAAAGCTTTCTAAGTTTTTCATCCTGTAAAATCTTTGTAAAAATTGTAGCAAAGTTAATCTTCTTACCGTAATACAAGAAACAAAAAGTGCAAAAACTATAAAACGAATGTACCAACTCCTTATCCTCTATTAATAAATGAGGCGAACGATTTGTTGTACTTTCATTGATCATCATGGCTTTATAAACTTATTTACAAAGCCTTTTTCTATATCAACTTTTATTACTAAGCATTGCTAACGTATTTGTTATACTTGATTGATCTCCTAATGTAGATAATGAGTCATCTTCTGATACCGTTAATGTATTATAGTCTAATCTCATTGTAGTTACACCATGATTTAAACCAAACCTATTTTTCATCATACCTAACTTAACTACACCCAATTCTTTATCTTCTTCATCTTGGAAAATACTAACAATAACGTCTGCTGTTGCAGCTAAGCCAATACTTTCACCAATAGTTTCTAATCCAGGGCTATTAGTATTGTAGCCACTTCTATTTAACTGAGTTGCTGTAATAAATGGGCAATTAAACACATATGTAAGAGCTCTAACTTGTTCAGTTGCATATTTTACTCTTTCATAGCTATTATTACCTAGAGTACTCTTTACTAAGTTAATATAATCTAATACAACAGCATCAATTTTAATACCTTTATTAACTAAGTTTTTAATAAACCCTTGTATCTGACTTGGTGTAATAGTACTAGGAGGAAACTCTTTAATTAATATTCTACAACCTGGACTATTTTTACTAATCTCTTCAATTTGCTGTTTTAACGTAATACTTTCCGTTTTTAAATCTCTAATAGGTATTTTAGTTATATTAGACGATAAACGTTTTGCATAAACTAACTCACTCATTTCTAAAGTAATAAGTAGTACCGTTTTATTCTGACTTGCAATATTTGAAGCTATGTTACCTAAAAATATGGACTTACCAACATTAGTTTCACCTGCAAAAATATATAACGCTCTACCTTTTTGTAAAAACCCGCCGTCAAGTTTATTATCTAACCATTTCCATCTACTTGGTATCGTAGGTTGCTCAGTATTAAGGTCTTCTATAACTTTACCAAAGTCATTAAACAAATCTAAACCAATATCAGTCTTTAAATTAATGTTGCAGCTCTTTTCAAACTTATCTAAAATAAAACTTGTATCAATTTTACCAGAAGAAACATCTTCTGCTACATCTAACATAGTATTATAGATAGCCTTTTCCTTAATATACCTTTCAGTATTTTCTATTAACTGATCTTCGTTAAAGTTTTTATCTATATTTGAGAAATTACGTATAACAGTTTTAAAAGCCTCTTTTACATCTTCAGTATTAATGTAAGTCTTTAATTCAGTAATAGTTGGTACATTATTTGTCTTTAAATAAAATGCTGTTATAGTACTGAAAATAGTTCTTATATTTTTATCTTTAAAGAATTCAGGTTTAACATGATCTACTATGTTAGACAGGT